CCTGAGCCGAACCCTGCAACGAATGCGCGGAATTTGTGTGGCAGCGTGAGGAAGTGAGCCTGCGGAACATTAAGGCTCGGCATTCGGCTTCCTCGCATCCACTACATCGACCTGGATGCGGGTCGGGATTGCTGGCTCGTCGTCAGGCTCGTCTTTCCGGTTCCGGTTGACGTACATGTCGCCGGTTTCTTTCGCGGCCTGCTCCAGAATTTGCATGGCGAGGCCGATGTTCTTCATCGTCTCGGCACGCTCTACAAACCGATTCATGGCACGGAGGCGAAAGGCACGGTTGGCGATCGGGATCTCCGCCGTCTCTTCGCGGAAGCGCTTACGGGTGTCGTGAAACAGGGTCACCCACTTCTTCGCCAGATCTCTACCGGCGCGCTTGGTGGGGTCTTGTGCCTCGCACTGCTGACGGGTGACTTCAATTCCGAACTCTTCTCGGACAGCAGCTGCAACCTGCGAAGGAGTGTCGAAGCACGCCAACGCCTGAACCATGAAGCCTTTCACCTCACTGTTCAGGGCTGCCATAGGGTAATTTCCGTCTTAGGTCTGTCAGGGGTCAGGCCGATCTGAGCAGACAGGTTCCGCAGGCCCTCGATATGTTCAATTTCCCTACCTCGGCAGGTTTGTTTGCAGCATCCACCAACGCCTGAACGTCAGGGCTCGCACCGTAGCGACGAACCACACCGACGAACTCTTCGACGTCGTGGCCACGCATCTCGATCTTGGGTGCGCCTTCCTTGGTGAAGGCCGGCTGACCGTATTTGTCTTTGGCATGAGCCAGGTGATACAGCTCATGCTCAACCAAGGCACAGAAGTCGGTGTCGCTGCACTGTGAGCAGTAGTCGGCAGCCAAGGTGATGATGAAGGCCGGCACATCGCCGAACCAATCACGCATCTGCTGCTCCATCCGGGCTTTCTGCCAACCACCGGCGCGGAACGCTACCTGTTCGGCCTGGCCTAAGACTGTGCGGCCCTGCTTCTCGAAGTGTGAAGACGCCCACATGATCTGGATGTCTGCATCCAGCAGATGGGTGTGGTCTTCGTTGTGAATGCTGCCGGTGTCGGCAAGGATCTCGGCTTGGAGCCATTCCCAGACTTCAGGGGCGGGAGTCAGGCGAATACCGAAGTCGGACAGGTCGGACAGCTCAAGCAGTGACGGCGGCGGGAGTGGTCTTTGCATCAGCCGCCCCCTCGTCAATGATGACCGCGCGGATCGTACCGCCGGTGTAAATATCCCTCTTCATCGCAGCGCGCACCGCATCCTCTGCGCTTGCGCCCATATCCATTGCAGCCAAGGCATATGCAGCGCCACTGCCAATGGCGTCAGGGTTGGACGGCTCAAGATCCTGCTTCCAGATGCCGGTCTTGTCGTCATGGCCTACCATCATCAGCTTGCCGCCATCGACGACATAGCCCGAGCACTCCACGGGAGATGGCGATGGAGTGCCGAAGTAGGCAGCGATCAAAGCCTTCTCATCGCATACACAGCCCGACAGGAAGAAGCTGACCCTATCGACAACTTGGCACTTAGGTGCGCTGTCAGAAACGATGCGATCGTTTCGGGTCTGGCGGGAGTCATAGGCGATCACGCCGTCTTTGTAGGCAATGGTCGTCATTCAGGTCCCCCCAATCAGTTATGAAGTTGTTGAAGCCCTGGTCGGTGACATCAGCCTGAAGTCATCGCGAGCGCTTCGTCGGTGCTCCCTCTCATGCAGAGTTGCTGGTCTATGGTTAACCAACTAGTCAACTAATGAAGGAAATTTGAATGATCGAGCGCATCACTGAAGGATTGGTAGTGCAGGCAGCCAGGGAATGGGCAGCAAGAAAGAATAAAAGTGATGCGACTGCCGTAGCCAATGCTCAGGAAACGATGGTCGCGCTCAAGGTCAAACTGAGCGATGAGGAGTATGCCCAAGCATTGGCAAAGCTTTATCGCGATTACGAAGAGTCGTAAATAACGCGTGTTCAGCTCACCATGATGTTGGTCTGCATCTGGGCGTGCCCGTGCAGCAGCGATACGACCAAGCCCTGAGGTAGGCCTGCAGCCTTGGCAGCGTCAATCGCTTTGGCAATGGCGCTATCCAATTCAGTGATCGCCTGGTTGATGGCGGGACTCAGTGGCAATGCGTGATGCAGGCGCGTTACGTTGGTCATGCTTACTCCAATGTCGCGACACAATTTGATGATTCGCGAAACGTGTCGCGAACTACTTGCTCTGACTGCGCTTGATCTGGGCGTCCACCTGGTCGGCGCATGTGTCCAGCAGCTTGATGGCCTGATCCTTGAGCTCCCACACATCGCCGTTGAGGCGAAGGTCAGACTCGTCGGGGTCTACCCGCTCACACGGGATCAGCTCAGGGGCTTCCAGCCTTAATGTTTCTGTCTTTACCACTACTGGTGGCGGCTTTCCCGCGCAGGCCGTCAGGCAGAGGCTGAGCAGCCCAATCACGAACAGGCTTGCTGTTGCGCTTGAGATCTTCAAAGTCTTTCCTCGCCTTTTTGGCTTTGTCTTCGCTGGCCTTGATTCGCTTGTTGAGGTCGGCGGTGTAGGCGGCGTTGCGCTGGGCTTCGGCGCGGAGGGTGGTGATCGTCGCCTGGCTCTCGGTGTTAGCCGCGATGGCGTCTTGCTTGCCCTTGGCCTCGATCGTCACTTGGCCTTCAAGCGCAATGACCTGGTAGTGCTGGATGCCCAGCAACAGGACGGCAACGAGCGCGATGATTGCTGCGGCGGCAAAGGCCTTCATAGCGAATCAACCTTGCGACCCAGGAAGCGGGTCACCAGTTCACGAATGGCTGTGACGCCAAGAAAGCCAATAGCACCACCGGCCGCGACCGAAAGGTTCGATGGCCACTCCATCCAGGCGATAACGCTACTGGCTGACAGGCTCAGGCCTCCGCAGATCAGCGCCTCGAAGATAATTCGGCGCTTACTGGTTTCTTTGGCGTCATAGAGCACGCGCAAGAGGGAGATGAGGATCGCCATAATTGCGCCCTGTAGGAGTGGATTGCTCATTGCCTCCCAGAACTTGGCCCAGCTCTCAGGTCTGTCCGGCATGATTGAGAATCCAATGGCTCCCTCTCGGGGAGATTGATAGATCCGACTCCAGCAGCACTCCCAGCTCAGAGCGATGGGCGTGGTGGAGCCGAAAACGAAAAAGCCCCAGCAGATGCCGAGGCTCAAAATAGGTGCGAGGGTCTTTCCCCTCCTGTCTGCCGAAGACCTTCTCTACGTCGACGCCCCTTTGCATCGATCTCGCAGTCCAGTCTCACGCCACCCTGGAGCATGTACGGCCAGGGTTCGCGGGCTGCCGGTGTTTTCTCGTAGCACTGCACTACCGGCTTATCAGTGTCCAGGCCTTCCCGAAGGCTGCCCTGGCTACAGGTGAAATTGAGGCAATAAAAACCCGGCACTTGGCCGGGTCTAAAAAGTATGAGAACTCAAGATTCTAGTTGATGCAAAATTCTACGGATCTCTCCAGCATCAATCGTGGCCTGCATTGACTGGAAGAGTAAGACCACGTTGGAGCCTCGTAGCGCATCGTAAAGCTCATCTCCGAACTCAGTTCTCCGTACCGCCCCAAGAATGGCAACGCCACGATTGGGATTTGAGGCCTTCTCAATCAGGCCAACGAACTCCATTTGCTCTGCCAGCTGTTCCGCCCAATGACGAACATCTTCCGCTGACGGCAGGTCGCTTTCTCCAAGACTCTCGAGATGTCTGCGGTATGCAGACCCCGCGAGTGACGGAGTAAAGGATTGCCCCTCATTGGCGGAGGCCAGAATTCGTTTAGCCAGCTCCCACATCTCCATGCACATCACCCCCTTGAAATTAGGATGACTGTGCCATGACTGCGGAAAATAAAAAACCCGGCTCGATGGCCGGGTTCGGGTATTCGTGTGCGTGTTGCGTGAATTGCGCACTATGGGAAAAGTACGCGCTATCTCCCGTCATGTCAATATGTTTATGCTGCCTCTTCTTCTTTTTCCGCGTGAATGACCTGCCATATCGGTTGTTGCGCCTGAATATCCACTTCCTTGATCACTTCTTTCAGGGATTCCCAAAGGTCAAGCCAGTCTCGCGTCCAGTTCTTCGGGTCGATCGTCACACCGAAGAAAGTCTTCATCTCCGCGGCGACTCGGGCCGGCCCCCACTCTGCCGCCCCGACAACCTCGCCCTTGTACGATTGCAGCGCCAGGGTCACCAAGTACTGCGCCTTCACGCGCTTGGCGGAAGTGAGGTCTGGCAACTTGGCATGGGCGGTGATCAGCAGCACAGCGTTCATGACGTGGCGCATGGTCATTGCCGGGTGGTAAAGGTAATGACCAAACTGCTGCACTTGGAACGGCAGCGTGTCGATGGCGCGCAAGACCTTGCCGATGGTGGCCAGGTGCGCGGCGCGGGCGGTGGATCGGCCAATCGGCGTGCGGCGCGTCTCGCTGATGCTGATCTTCTGCCGAACGATCTGGATGCGCTCTTCTTTGTTGTCGCCCAGGGCGGCAAACACGGCCTCGTGGCGGCGCATTCGATTGCCGGCCTTCACCGGTGCCGATTCAGCCTTATCGATTGCCACAGCGCTGATCGACGCGTTCGATTCGTGCTGAGCTTCGGTCCACACCTGCCTTGCGTTGATCAGTTTCATGCTGCGTCCTTTTTCAAGTCTCTGGTCTTTGCCCGGTAGTCGGCGGTCATCGCCTTCAGTTCTTCGATGGTGTACTTCTTCGGCTCATGCGGACCTTCCAGCCAGTCGACTGCCTCGGCGCCGATCCGCTTCACCAGCGCGATACGATAATTCACGATGTTCCCGGACAGCTGGGTGTTGCATGGCGAACACTGGCGATGGCAATTCAGCGGCTCGAAGCGCAGTGCAGGGTTGCTGCCGACGGTGCGGTAGTGCCCGGCGTCGTACTTGCCTTGGTGGTGCCGTCCGCAACTGATGCACGGCAATGCAGCGTCACGCTCACGCACCCACGCATTGAACGCAGTCTGCGTGTCCTTGAGATGCTCGGCCCGGCTCTTCAGCTTCTCCTTGCGGACCTTGATCTCTTTGCGCTCGATCTGAGCCAGCGACTTGCGAGCCTTCTCCCGGTTTTTCGGCGCATCGATGATTGCGCATGCCGGGCTGCAGACTGCCTGACCCAGCCGCGCCGGGACGAATGAGGCCCCGCACTCTGCGACTCGGCATTTTTTCAGGCGGGGTTGTTTGGCGGCGAGACTCATGCAGCCTCCCCGAACATTTCCAGTTGACCGTGCGGAGGATCGAGGTAGGTCATCGCACGGCGATTCGCCATGCTCTTGCGGAAGGCTGCGCGCTCCAGACGGCGATCAGCAGAGCCTGCGCCGTTGCACCGGTAGAAGGCCAGGTTTGAGCGAGCTCGGTCAGACCAGAATTGGCGATTCGCTTTCGGACACAGGCTGATTTCTTCGAGAGTCGTCATGCAGCCTCCTTGCTGAGCAGATCGGTGAACACCACGCCCTGGCCGCTGAAGAAGGCGGCGATGCGGTCGGTGTACTGGACGCCCTGGGCGCGATTGAACAGACTGGTAACCGGGAAGCCGTCAGGGCCGAACAGCTTGCATTCACCCATCATGGCCAGCTTCTCCTCGTAGGGCAGATGGCGCATAACCCGGTACCACGCTGCCTGGAACCCTGAATCCTCGTTCAGCAGGATCTGCACGCCGAAGTGCAGCTTGCAGTAGCGTCGAGCATCGGCCGCATCGCCGATCTGAGTCATCTCCGCGATGCGCTTGTACATCCCAAACCACAGCGAGTTTTGATCGAGCGTGCGGTCCTTGCCCGGGCGCAGGGAGACCACGACGAACTTCTTGTCGCGGTACATGGTAGTAAGGCTGGTGATTGCCTCTGTGAGCTTGGCCTGACTGTTGACGCTGATCTTGTCGGTCATACCGTCACCGCCATTGTGATCAGGACGCAGAACACGCCAATGGCGAAACCGGCAAAGGTGCAGGCCAGTGTGTTTGCGGATTTAGGAATCATCTAAAAACCCTCCTTGCCGCGCTGAGATTCCCACTCGAACGGAATGACGATTACCCCGCCCTCCCGCAGACGATCCGCACACCGCTCGCCGATGGCTGCCGGCAGTGCCTTGGCGTCCAAGTTCGAAACGATCACCGTCGGGCGCTGTTCCTCGTACCGGCCGTTGATGATTGCGAACAGCGTGGTCAGCTCGAAGTCGCTGGGCTTTTCCTTGCTGACGCCGATCTCATCGAGGATCAGCAGTGATGGGCTGATGAGGCTCGACAGGATCTGGCTTTCACTCTGCTCGCTGGTCCGGTCGTAGCTGGCGCGAATGGATTGCAGGACCGAGCCGACAGTGCGGTACACGGCGGTGGCGCTCGATCTGGCCATGATCTCGTTTGCGATCGCCACAGAGAGGTGCGTTTTGCCAGTGCCAGGTTTGCCCAGCAGCAACAGACAACGGCCCGACTCGGCGATCTGCGAGAACTCGGCGGCGTACCGGCGGCAGGTGTTCAGCGCTTTCTGCTGCTCAGCGGTGGTGGCCACGTAGCCTTCGAAGGTTTTGCCGGCGAAGCGCTTCGGGATCAGCGCCGAGCCAAGCTTGCGCTCCATGGCCATGCGGAGCATCAGCGCCTTGCTCTGGCGCTCGGACTCATCCGTCGCTTCCTGGGCAATACGGGAACACTCGGGGCAACCGGTCTTCAGCTCGCGGCCGATGACCGAGAAAATCTTCTGCTCGAACTCACCGTGGGTGTCACAGTCGGCGGGCTGGATGCGAGTTCCTGGCGGAAGCTCGGGGGTCGGTTGTACTGGCTCAGAACGCATAGCTACCGTCCTCCCGCTGGATCAGTCCGTCGGTGTAGTTGCGGTCAGCGAAGCCGGTGTGACGGCTCTGCGGGGCAATTTTGGCGGCGGGCTGGTCAGCTAGGCGCTTGGCGATCCAGTCGGCCTTAAAACCCTGCCATCCAGCGGACAGCGCCTCGGTCATGGCGGTCTTTACGTCGATTCCGTGATCGGCCTGGCACTTGACCAGTTCGGCGTTCAGAGAATCCCAGACGGTCTCGGTGGTCGCGGCGCGCTTGGTCTTGCGCAGGGCTAGCCAGTCGACCAGCAGTTGCTCAGGGATGGCGTTCGGGTTGTTGGCCAGCATCTGGGTTTTGCCGAACGGCTTCTTCCGCTCAGGCTTCGGCGGAGCCAATTGCTCTTGGGGCGGATTAATCTCTTCCGAAGGAAGAGTTAATAGGGGTTCTTTCTTTGTATAAAGAAGGCAAGTTGCCGTTTTGGTCTCACTCGCATCAGGTCTCAGTGAGACGATTTGGGCTGAG